CCAAAGCATATATGCAGAAGTTCGACCTCCACTAAAACTAATAACTGTAGGTTCTATAATTTTAAATGGGTCTAACATATCTTTTCTCGTAATCATTGCGACAATCTATGTCACAAAAGCGTTTTTTAGAAGGTGCTAAACAATTAAGACAAAAGCCATTCGATTCAATAGTAGTTTGATGCTCTCTGATATATTTGATAGCTTCATCTCTATCGTGTTGTTCTAAATCGCTGGCTTTGTCAAAATCATCTTGCATAAATTAAAAAGGGATGTCTGATTCCATATCCTCGAAACCTGTAGGAGCTTGTGTAGGTTTAGCAACTTCTTTTGCTTCTTCACGACTGCCTAACATTTGCATTTGGTCTGCAACGATTTCTGTGGTGTAACGATCCTTTCCTTCTTTGTCTTGCCATTTACGAGTTTGAAGTCTGCCTTCAATATAAACAGGCCTACCTTTTTTTAAATATTCACCAGCAATCTCTGCAAGTTTTCTAAAAATAACAACATTGTGCCATTCTGTTTTGTCTTGCTTATTGCCATCTTTGTCTTTCCATGATTCAGTTGTAGCTAAACTAAAATTACAAACTGCGTCACCATTTGGTAAATGTCTTAATTCAGGGTCTTTACCAAGATTGCCTAATACAATTACTTTATTTACTGATGCCATGCTCCACTCCTCTGTTGTGAATTGTTGTGACATTAAATAATACATATTTATTATCTAATTGTCTTTTTAAGAATTGAACTTTAATATTGCGTCTTTCTATGAATTCAATGTCTTTTGTGGTAATAGGTAAATTAATTCCGTAAAAGCTATTTATTAACACGAACCACCTCCCCTGTTGATTTATCTAGTTCATATTCTGCTAATTGAACATGAACATCTTTATGTTCTTTTAAATGACTGCGAAAAATACGATCAAAGCTTTCATCAAACTTTTTTTGATCTACTGATCTATACATATCACCCTTTCCTGCTTCATGCGCCATATTGCCTCCTAAAATAATGGTTCAGCTTTAATTAAATCAAACACATTTTCTTTTGGTTGTTTAGGTAATCGTTTAATGATGTGATTAGGTTTATTTAAAATATAAAACAAAGCTTCGTGCTTTGTTCTAAATTTTCTTATCGCTTCATTAAAGTCATCAATCACTACATAATTAAACATTAGTCCTCGCAATTTCCGCCAATACATCTAGCGTTAGCTAATGCAGCTTCTTCTATATCGGCTATTGCATCTTTGCCAATAAAGTCATCTGCTGCAGTTCTTAATCTATTGTATAGGCTTTTTTCTACTTCGGTTACAGAAGTTTTCATAAGAAATCCTCTATCCCTGGCATGATCTGTTATAACAGAGTTGACATAATCAGAAGGTTCTACACCCCATGATTCAACTTCGCTATATTTTTTGTCATCTAATTCAACTTCAATGATTACACTAAATCGTTTCATGTTTTACCTTTCTAATTAATTCTAACATCTCTGCTCGACCATGTTTCTTTTCGTATCGTTCAAGCATTGACCTTGCGTGTGGTTTATAAGCACGTCGTAGCCAGCGCACCCAACAACACTCGTTATTAAAATTAAAACGACCACGATTTTCATTGCAATACTCACAATCCATTTATTTTACTTAACCATTCATCATAAATTCTTGAAGCTATTTGAGCTGTCATAATTGGAGGAACTGACATTCCAATTAAATATTCAGGCCTATTTCCACAAAAATTATAATCTTGTGGATAAGAACCTATACATTTAGCTTCAAAATCTGAAGTGTATCTAGCTTCATCAAACAAACAATAACAATCTTTTTTTGAAGTTAATGTTCCACAAACATTATTCTCATATAAAAAATTTGTTCCAAAACCTGTATTTGGTTTTCCTCTTTCTCTATCATTTATATTTGCAAAAGATGCATCACCTTCTTTTCTTTTATCCCATAATGACTTGTAAAATTCACTCAATGTATATTGATTATTGTTATGTTCTCTGAATTCTTTAAATGGAATTTTAGGTTCATTAAAATTAAGATTAATTTTTGGAGTTAATGAAAACATATCAAATTGTTCTAAATATGGAATTGCTATGTCATTTCTAATAGCTAAAAAGAAAACTCTTTCTCGTCTTTGAGGAACTCCCATTGTTGAAGCATCTAATAACCAATGTCTTACATAATATCCAGCTTTTTCAAATTCTTCATATATTTTTAATACATAAGATTTTGCATCACCTAATAACAAACCTTTTACATTTTCAGCTACAACTATTTTGGGTTTTAATTTTTTTGCAAGATCAATAAAATCAAAAAATAAAGTATCTAATACTTGTTCAGCTTGACCTTCTCTAAATTTTTTTTCTTTACCCCAATCATCATCTCTATTTCCTGCCATTGAAAAACTTGAACATGGTGGTGAACCATCAAGAATATCTAAATTGTATAATTCTTGCGGTAAATCATCTCTTAACTTAAATGTTTGTATAGGTTCTAAATATGCATATTTAGGATTATGATTAATTTTGTATGCTTCAAGCATTTTTGGATCAATTTCATTGCAACCAATAACATCAAATCCAGCTAATTTATAACCCATAGTAGAACCACCACCACAAGCAAAACAACTAAATACTTTTCCTTTGTCTTTGGTAAAATTTGCATTGGCTAAATTCCAATTATAATTAAATTTATGTTTCATTTAACTCGCAAGGCCTCCCTGGCAAATTTAACTCCAATTTCTAATTTATATTCGCCTTTTGCATGATGCTCTAATATTGTTTTAGCCCAAGCTTTAGGATCAGTTGGTTTTAATTTAATTTTAGATATAAGTTCTTTCGCTTTTTCTTTATTGTGTTCAATTTGATATGGCGTAGGATTTCTAGGTAGCATTTTTATATATTCTTTAGGTTTTGATGCTTTACATAAAGAAACTATGTCAAATATTGTTGGCATAAATCCATTCTTATCTACCCAATCATCAAAAGATTTGCTTACTAATGCAAAATCAAATTCTTCTAATTTTGACCACCAAACTCGTAAAGTATCATCTGAAGGATCAGGTTTTGAATATATGTTAGCCATAGTATTCATCATATTTTTAAAATTTCTTTTTTCTTGAATAATCAAAATGGTGACTCCGTAGGTTGTTCATCTTGCCAGCGCATTTGATTTAAATATGTGCTAGCCATTGGTATGTATCCTTTTTTCCATTTAGAACTTTCTTTTTGCCATGCTATTGCATAAATAACTTTATCTATAGGAGGTTTTGTATTAACCCAACTTTTAAGCGCTTCCATCTTTCCATCTTTTAAAGGATATGCAGACCAAAACTCTAAAAATTCAGGGTAATCATCATAGTTATATGATTTCTTTACTTTGCTAGGTTTTTCTTTATCTTTATCTATATCTTTATCTTCTTCTTTCTCTTTATCTTGCTTATAAGTTACTTGCAAGTTTCTAGTATGATTATCCCTAAATTTCAATAAGTTAGGAATTTTAACTGTTATATTATCAGACTCACGTTGAGTCAACATCAAACCAACGTCAGAACAACATTGAATAAGATAAAGAAACTTTTTAGTAGTGATGTTAGCTTGACGACCCCACCTAGACAAACTATAAGTAACATCATGCTTGTCAGTTTCATCTATACCTTCAGCCACTATTTCAAGCATTTTGAAATAAAAACCATAGCCTTCAAGACCTGTTTTATCTTCCAATAAAGCAATCTTTTCATCGTTTCTTGCAGTTGAATAGTGTTTAAACCACTTCATTTATTAATCCTTAAATTTGCGTTTTAGGAAGATTTCAGGGTATTGAAGCTTAATTTTTGCTGGAATACCTCTAGTTTTCCAAAGGTTTACTTTGATTCTGTCATGGTGAGTAAGCAATCCAAGCTTCCTAGCAAGTTTCGTGCCACCCCCATAAAACTCAATGATTTCTCTATCAGTCATAGGCATACTCTAATCCTTTTTAAAGTTATTGTCTAAATTTATTTAACATTAATGTTTAAATAATGCTTGAACTTTAAATCTTTTTGATTAATAATGCAACTGTAGTTTTTAAATTTATGGAGGAAATTATGAAAACAAAAGGCATTATCGTTACGGTTCTAGCGTTCTACGCATACTGCGCATTATGGTTGTATGTGCTTTATCCCATTCTTTGCAAACATTTTGGAGCTTAATATGACTATTCAACAAGAATACGCTGAAGATTTAATTGACACCGATCCTGTAGAAGTTTTAGCCCACATGGATATGGAACAGTTAGCTGGCACGATTCGTGCTTTATATTGGGCTAATGAACGTGGCGATATGATTAGCGTTAATCTTTTTGCCAAATCTATAAGTAATGCCTTTTTTGAGGAAGCGATGGGTATTACAGAAAAAAAGTTAAATGAAGCTAATGTTTATCAAGGCCCTTATGATCAAATGTATGACATGGGTCACTCATATAAGGATTTCTTCTAATGATTAAATATTTTATAAATGTTGCTTACTTGTATTACAAAGGTTTTACTTTTAAAAAATCAATTCAACTAGCGAAAGGTATCAAATGAGTAAATTAGGCGTAGTAAATATTAAAGGCAAAGAATACAAAACGGTGGCTTTGCGTGTTCAGGAATTTAGAGAAAAGTTCCCTAATTATTTCCTAACAACTGAAATAGTTAAAATTGACGATGAACAATGTATCGTTAAAGCTTATGCAGGTGTTCATTTAGAAGGTGGTGGCGCACATACTTTTGCCACAGGCCATGCTCAAGAGTTTCGTAAAGCATCTCAAATTAACGGAACATCTTATGTCGAAAATTGCGAAACAAGCGCAATTGGCCGTTGCCTTGCTTGTTTAGGCATAGGCGGCCAAGAGTTTGCTTCTGCAAATGAAGTTGTCAATGCTATATATCAACAAAATAATCCTCCAGCAACTCAAGATGATATTGAAGAAGTTATTAAAAATATCAACAAAGCTGAATCAGTTGAGGAACTTATGTCTATTTATAGACAAGCTGCAAACTTTGACAAAGCGTCTTTAGCAAAAGTAAAGACATATTTATCTGATCGTAAACTTGAATTGGAGGCATAGTATGAATCAACAAGAACGTTTAACCGAGTATTTAGAAAAGCATGGCACAATTGATCCATTAAAAGCATGGACTCAATTAGGTATTTATAGACTAGCCGATACTGTGTTTAACTTACGCAAAAAAGGTTATGACATAACAACTTCAAACAAAAAGGTTAAGAATAAATTTAAAGAAGTTTGTGTAGTAGCTGAATATAAATTGGAGGGTTCAAACAATGTCTGACATTATTCAAGGAACACCTGAATGGCTACAATTAAGATTGGGTCATGTTACTGCATCACGAGTTGCAGACATCATGGCTAAAACTAAAACAGGTGCAAGTGCTAGCCGACAAAATTATTTAATTGAGTTGGCTATTCAGCGAGTCACAGGCGTTGTTGAAGAATCATTTAAAAATGAAGCAATGATTCGTGGCACAGAAGAAGAGCCTAAAGCGCGTCAAGCATACGAGTTGTTAACCGAAACTTTTGTAGAAGAAGTGCCATTCGTCAAACATAAATCAATTGAATGGTTTGGCTGCTCGCCTGATGGCATTATTAAAAATAATGATGGCACTTATAACTTAATCGAAATTAAGAATCCCAATAGTGCTACGCATTGGTCTTATATTAAAGCCGATGAACCGCCAACAAAATATAAAATTCAAATGATGGCTCAAATGGCTTGCACAGGCGCTCAATGGTGCGATTTCTTTTCTTACGATAGTCGTATGCCTGAAGGTTCACGTCATTTCTTAAAACGTATGATGCGTGATAATGCTTTTATTGACGAAATGGAAAAAGAAGTAAAAGCCTTTCTTGAAGAAGTTGCAGAAGAAGTAAAACTCATGGAAGCCAGGCAATAAGTGAAAAGTGGTATAATCACGTTTGGCAATAACACAGGGGGGTCATTTATGATCGACCAAGCCTTGCTATGTCTAGCGCAAACCATTTATATGGAAAGCAATCTAGAAAGCAAACAAGCACAAATTGGAGTTGGCTATGTATTAATGCGTAGAGCTGACTTTGATCCACAGCAGGTGTGTAATGAAATGAAAAAGCCTTATCAATTTACTTGGTATGGAAAAGTTAAACCACCTGAACATAAGGAAATTAAACCTTACTTTCTTGATCTTGCATGGCGCATCATGCACAAGTTAGAGCCTGATTATTCTCAAGGCGCAACTAATTTCCACGACACATCAATCTCAAAACCTCAATCATGGTTCAGACTTAAAAAGACTGTTCAATGGTCGCACATGATTTTCTATAAAGTGGAGGAAACTAAATATGCTCAATATTGAGTTATTTGCCAAACAAATTAATGGTGAAATAGACATTAAATCCCTAGTTAACAAACCTAAATATAAACCTGAAGAAGTAGTGCCTAATATTGAATTAGACTATTACGTTTATCGTGGTAAAAAAGGTTATGCAAGTTTTATATCTTCCAATACAAAAGAACGTAAAAGAGGATGCAATGTTCGATTGATATTTGATGGTCGAACTAACTTGCTTAAAGATGTTAAATTCATTGAAGTAAAACATAAGGAAAATCAATGGACAAAGTAATGGATTTTATAATAAAGTGTTTAATGTTTTTTGGAGGTGTCGGTCTTTTGATCGGCATTTTTTTCACGCTAGAACTTTTATTTGGAAATAATATATGCCATTAAGCCGAGAACAATTAGAAGAAGCCGTTGAAGCTTTTAGAAAAGCAAACGGAAGTGAAACTAAAGCAGCTCAACTATTAGGTATTAAAAGAGCTTGTTTTCAGGGAAGAATACGAGCTGCACGAATGGCTGGTATGCAATCCGAAGTCGATGATGTAAAACCTCATATAACTGATATCCCTCCTGAAGTAGCCCTCAAAGATAAAATAAGAACCCTAGAAGCTCAAATAGCTTCATTCAATCGTGATGTATTAAGTGAGAATTATGTTAAGACTAAAATTCTCAAAATGGCAGATAAAAAGCCTTCACCACCTAGTTGGTTAGTTAAGCCAGGATCAAGCAAATCTGCACCAGGCGTTCCTACATTATTTGCATCCGATTGGCATTGGGGTGAAAACGTTGATCCTAACCAAGTCAATAATGTTAATTCTTATAATATGAAAATAGCCCACAAACGAGCTAAAAAAATGATTGAGGTTGCTATTGATCTATTAAACAATCACATGGTCAATCCAAAGTATCCAGGCATTGTATTTGCATTAGGTGGTGACATGGTTTCAGGTGACATCCATGAAGAACTTATGGCTACCAATGACGCAGAAATTATGCCTGTGGTCATAGATTTATTCGGTGTGCTAATTTGGTGCATAGAAACTCTTGCAGATCATTTTGGAAAGGTATTTGTGCCATGCGTAGGTGGCAATCATGGTAGAAATACGCATAAAATACGAAATAAAGGTAGAAATTTTACTTCTTTCGATTGGCTAACTTATCAATTCCTAGCAAAACATTTTGAGTCTGATAGTCGAGTATCGTTTCATATTCCTGATGGCCCTGACGCTCTATACGCCATTTATAACCATAAGTATTTATTAACCCATGGCGATCAATTTCGTGGTGGTGATGGAGTTATTGGTGCTTTAGGCCCTATTATTCGTGGTGACCATAAGAAACGATCAAGAAATGCTCAAATTGATATGGAATATGACACTATGATAATTGGTCACTTTCATCAATTAATACAATTAGAAAGACTTATTGTAAATGGATCGTTAAAAGGGTATTGTGAGTATGCCTATAGCAATAACTTTGGGTTTGAACCACCAAGGCAAGCTTTATGGATAACGCATCCCTATCATGGCATTACTTTTTCAATGCCTGTCAATGTGGATGTGTCTTTTGAAAATTCAGATAAATCAGAATGGGTTAGTTGGAAAGGCTAAAAATGACACTTTTAAGCGCTAAATATATTGCAGCTCTTTATTCAGCGTTTAGACTCATGCCTCCTTTTGACCGATACGATTTACCCACAGCATCAAAAATTAAATGGAAAATAATTAATGATCCTTCAGCTTATGGCTACTTTAATTGTGATCCTGAATTAACTATAGAAATATCAAAAGGCCGTTGTTTACACTTTTCTACCATTTCTGAAACACTTTTACATGAAATGTGCCATTTAACTCTTTACAACAAAGGATACAAGCATTGGGATGCTCATGGCAAAGCTTTTTATAAGTTGGCAGACCAAGTATCCACTTTATACGGATTTGATCCCAAAAGGCTTTAAAATGCGAAATAACCCTATATT